TAAAATCACCCTCCAAGCATTTCGTCTGATTATGTAATATTTTATCATAATGTAAGATGTTGGGAAGGGTGTTTTTTCTTAATTTATCAATCGGTGTAGAATGCGAAAAAAACACCCTCCTCGTTAGAGAAGGGTATATGATCAGTTTGCTGTTGCTTTTAGAGAAGCAAGCCACTCATCTAATGTTCCAGAGAAACCTTGTTGAACGGCTAATTCATATGCTGATTTTCCATCTTTACCGGCAGCTCCAGTAGCACCTTTAACCCCGGTTGCACCTGTAGCTCCAGTGTCGCCTTTTTCACCTTTTAGTGAAGTTAACCATTCCTCTACAGTTCCTGAAAAACCATTGTCCACTGCAATATCATAAGCAGATTTCCCAGTGACAATTGAGACATTAACCATTGGATTGAAGAAACTCATTTATGCGCCCCCAAAAAGTTATATATTATTCCTGACTCAGAAATTTTAAAGCTTGTGATAGGTGAATCATGAGCGTCCATTTGAAAGCCTTGTCCAGCTCTTAAATAGATAGGATCGCCACCATTGATTGATACGTGGCATTCCTGATCATTCGAAAAGCTGAATTTATAGAAAGAATATTTAATCGTCCAGGTTGCAGGTGGGGAAGGGATTACTTCATGGTTAGATTCTGACTTCTCAAGCATTGGACTTCCGATATATCCAGATCCTATTTGCATGATCAAAAATCATTCCTTTCTTCTTAAGAATGAAAAAAAGGGGAGATAAACTCCCCGAGTTATTTTGGTTCTGTGTATTCCATGGCTTGATCGCTGTCTGAGATACCTGTAGTGGTTGGATCCACTACAACCCCCATTGCAGTTAGAAATGTAAGCAAAGCATTAAATTTCTCAGTAAGATCATCGCTAAACACAGAAATGTCGTATCCAAATGCAGATGCAATGGATTGTGCAAACAAAAGAGTTGCAGAAAAGATTGCAACAAGGAATGTTTTCTTTTTAAGTCTTACTTTCCAGTTAATTTTAGTCATTAAATCGTCTCCTGTTCTTTTTATTTAAGTCCAAAATGTATGAGTAACCAAGCCGCGATAATAGACGCAATTACACTTGGTAGCACCTTAAACACAAGGTCTTTAGTAAACTGAGAAGGATCAATTTTGCGAGTAGAATCAGAGCGTTCCAATATTTCAACTCGATTGTCCAGTTTTTCATATGATTTACTTAGATTTTTTAAACTGTTGCTCATTTCGTTCAGAGTGCTGAACTGTTCTCTTGATTGTGCTTGAGAATCCTTATTAATTTCGACTTGCTGCTCAACAAGCGTAGCAATTCGACCAATAACATTTGTTCTTTCTTCAAGAGAGTCAATTTTGTTATCAGTGTGCCTAGCTTTTTCTTCAAGTGCACTTAATCTTGAAATGGTGCTTTGCTCAAAGTTATCCATTTGTCACCAACCTTTGATAAAATAGAAAGGTGACATTACATCACCTCCTAAAATAAAGAGGATAATCATTGATATACCTTGATCAACAATTATCCTCAAAGATTTTTAAATATATTTAGATTTTTGACCCGAACTGTCCTGAGATGTAGCCACGTTTACCTTTATAGATAACTTCCCAGTAACCTTTAGCATTGTTTGCACCTTTCACTGAACCAGAAATGTCGATGGTGTCACCCATATCTACAGTGCCAAGATTCTTTGCTTTGTTCTTATCAGGTCTATCCATGACAATTGCTGCGCTTTTCACACCGACAATCATAATTTTGCCTACAGATTTGATTCCACTATTAGTAGGCTTAGAAGTGGGTTTAGGCTTTGGGGTCGATTGCCCAAGTTCAGCATCACTTTTAATGTATTTTACATTTACGTATCCGCTGTATGTAGCACCTTTAGAGTTTGTATATTTGATATATCCCCAACCATTTTGAGTTGATCCTTTTTGGTATTGGACAGTGGAGCCTTTAGGAAGAGTAAGTACAATTGAGGAGTTTGCATTGCGCTGGGTTCTCACATTAAGACTGTCAGCGATAACTGTGTTTTTAACATAAGAACCACCTGTATTAGCGGCATTTGATGGTTTACTTGAAGAAGAGGAGGTGTGACTACCGCCTAGAGATTTCAATTCAGAATCAATAGCAGCCTTAACAGCGTTCCAACGCCCTTCATCAAGAACACGATGAGGACAGTACTTACCAGACCAGTCTTGATGCTTTTTAACTCGATCAACACCCCAACCACGTTCTTTAAGAAGTTGTGCGATGAACCTGATAGCCAACGCTTCAGCTTTTTTATAGCGTTCGCCGCCTGATTTAGAGTAGCAAACTTCTACACCGATGGAAGTCCGGTTTCCTGAATTCACACCTGATCCATCACCCGTATGCCATGCATTACGATTTGTAGGAATCCCTTGGACAACCTCTTTATCATCTACAGCAAAGTGAAAAGAAACTTCATTATTGTTACCGATCATATAACTAACTTCATTTTGCGCTGGTGCGTCGTTGTATGTATTGTGAAAAGTGATGAATGAAGCAGATAATGCATATGGACATTTGATTGAATATTTGTCTGGTGATACTAACATTTGTCTCGCTTGAATAGCCATATTAAACATCTCTCCTAAATTAAATTTGAGCACAAAAAAGAGAGAAGGGGACAAATCCCTATCTCTCTTTATCTCACGTATGCTCTTGTTATCTCTGTTTTTGAATGCCGTAAATTGAATAAAATTTATATTTTAACTAGAATATAACCACCTCCTTTAATTTTGAGGGATTACTTAATTAAGCAGATGGCAATGCCATAGCCAAGCTTGTCTGAATATGGGGTTACAATCTCCATAGCCTTCCAAGAGTAAAACCTGTCTTCTGTTTTTGTGCCGATGCCATAATCGCCTTCAATCCGATCTCCAACAGAAACGGTGTTGTCCACTTTCACATAAACCTGTCCAAGCAATCCAACTATATTCCATTCAGGGCGTTCTTCACGAGGGACGTAATCTATTTTTTCAATCCACTCAGGGTTTACTTTAGGCAGTTTCTTAACATCACCGGTTTCTGGGTTGACCACATCTTCATATATGTATCCACCGAACTCATTCTTTAAATATCTACCTTGCCAGTGAATATCAGCTCCGCCTAAAATAGTTCCTGCAGTTTCGGAGATTACTCCGTGTACATCTTCACCTTTTCTCGCCGGGCGAATTTTAGCTCCTTCAAGAGTGACAATTGTCCCTGTCGGAATCGCTTTTCCGTCAAGGCTTTCAAAATACTCAGCGTAATCACTAAAGGTGGCTCCGCCATTCATCTTTCCTGCAGATGTTATATCCCCATTTATGGAGTTTAGCATCCATTTAATATTCGCTCTGGATGGAGTAGCGCCAAATCCGCCAACCACCATATAGCGATCATTTTCACCAAGTTTTACCCCGCCAGAAGCGTGGATTTCACGTGATACATTTTGCCCCTCGATATGAGAATCATTGGAGTTGTAAACACCGCTACGAGATCCATCTACAGAGCTTCCCCCTGATGATCCGAAAACGTTGGTTCTTGTTCCTTTTGCAACGCATCCTCCAGTAGTGGCTCCAACTAAAGTAGCATCTCCAAGTGCTTGAGGTTCACCCGATGAAGCTAATACTGCACTAGTATTTGTTTTAGCATAGCCAGAAGTCGTAGCCCCGCGTAAACCGCCTTTGAAATTATTCGGGATAAAAGTGTAGGTTTTTCCGGCAATTTTACTGGGAGTAGCGTATTGTTCGCACATCGCAGCGCTAATATTGGCTTGTGAGTTAGTGCAATAAACACCTATCGAACCTGCTTTGTTTGTTCCGGTTAGGTTCACGTTATTGATATTAACTGAGTCTACTCTGCTCCCAACCGCAATCCCCACTAATGCAGATTGATGAATGGTGACATTTGAAATGTTTACATTGTCAGACTTTTGAGCTCCGCCGATAACATAAATATCGTTACTCGCTGTTGTAAATCCCGAAACTGAAATGTTATTTAGGTTGATGTTTCTACTCTTATATTGAGTAGTGATAATAGGAGTGTTCTTGTAATCATAGGCTGGGTCGCCAATTGCATTGAAGTTTGATACGTTGACATTTCTATATGCGGAAATAACAAGAGCACGGGGATTTAACCCTGTATAAAGGTCATTATAAATAGGGTACTTGGCAGTACAGTTAACAACATTAATATCGAATGCACTTGTGGAGATCTTTTCGGTGGCAAGATGGAAGCCAACGTGTCTGAAGTCAAATGAGCGAATATCGTTTTCAGAGTAGCAGTTTATTAAATTTACGTTTCTTGCTGCTGGGGCTCTGCTGTGCGCTTTAACTTCAAATCCTCTACAGTTTTTTCGGCTGTAACAGTTCACCAGCCATACGTTTTTAGAGCCATCATCAATTTCAAAACCATTTGAATTTGAAGAGCCTTTATCGTGGGCAGACCCATTAGCGTCATAAGCATAACAGTTAGTGAAGAAGATGTAATCAGAATAGTGAGTTGTGAAGCCATCATCACCATAATTAGTTGCAGTACAATTTTCAATCCACACATATTTGCTACCATTTGGCTGATAATGATCTGCTCCATCAGAGGAAGAGTTCCAAACAGGGGAACTTACATCAAAACCGTGCACACCTGGATTTCGAGCATTGACGTTTCTAACCCGAACAAATTTAGAGTTAACAATACCCACACAGTTTGCATTTGTTCCATTTGTAATAGTGTTGTCCTTTTTGTCTAAATTCCAATCGAGGTCTAAGTCTTCAATTAAGATGTACTCGTTTCCGTTTGTGTAGTCGCTATTGGTTAACACACAAGATGTGCCGGCAGCAGTTGGGTGAAGCTTGATAATAGATCCTGATCCAACACCGTAAAGTCTGACATAAGAGGGGATATGTAATCCTTGAACCATGTAAATCCCTGCCGGAACAAAAACCTCTCGTTTCCCACTTGCAAAGGCAGCTTTGAAAGCTTCAGTGTCATCAGTAACACCATCACCCTTAGCTCCAAAATCCTGAACATTGACACTTCGTCTGATAAATTCATTTAAGACTTTATCAACAATTGTTGCACCGGATGCAGGGATTTTTGAAATATCTCCAATAGTGTTTGTTATATCTGTTAAGCCAGAATCGACTGTGCTTATTACGTTTTTTATATCCTTAGAAGCTTTATCAAAAGCCTCTTGAATATCGTCTGCAGTATATCTGATATTATTTGATTTTAACCCTATAGCATCAATGGGTATCCATTGCTCTGTTTCTTCGTCCATATAACCCATTGTGTTTACGGGAATTAAATTGTCGCTCAATATATACTCCTCCTTATCCTTTTCTAATCCAAACCATACTTCCGTCAGGGGGTTCTACAGAAGGTTTTATCCTCATCTTTTTGGGAGCATTGTTCGTTCTCAACCATACTGATCTGATGTTGTAAGGCTCAACATAGCTGGAAACAATGTTGAAACCATCATACTTATCTGACACGCTAATATTTATCCAGTCGAAACCATCCCATCGATATTCAATGCCTGTTTCTTTTACAGTGACAGTCCAACCAATTTGAGGGGAAGGATAAGTGTTTAATAAATCCTGATAGGTGTACACAAACGGCAAGTAAATCTTCCTAGTGTTTTCAACTACATACTCATAATCTGATGTTGCTTGTCTGCACCAATTTGTTATTTCAATACATCTCTTGGTGACACGTTCACATTCAGCAATACGTTCGTTGATACGAATAATGGCATCTTCAGCATCATCAATTAAGCCTTGAAGTGTTTCAATGACCATATTTCCTTGCCGTTTAATCCAAATTCTTGAGGCAGGGAAGAAGGATGCGCCTTCTCCTTGATATGTAAAAGTAAGTGATTTGCCTTCATTTGAACCATTGAAAAAGACAACTCCCATAAGGTAATCAACCTTAAAGTAGTTGTCTTCTAATTCACCATCTTCAATTTCTCGCCATTCTTTACTGTCACCACTAACCTCGACTCTGTACTCACGGTTAGGCACTTCTGTAAGTAAGACTCGACCATTGTAAACAGTTAAAGTTTCACTATAGTTTAAATAAGGGTCATTGATTGAGCCCTTCCTTTTTTGAGAAAGGGTGGGATCGTTATAGAGCTGAGGAAAATCCAAACTAAATTCACCGTCCTTTCTTATTGTGTAATTGATTTGAGCAATTCTTCTAAGTGTGCGACTCTCTCTTCTAAACTCTGCAGTCTGCCTTTAGTACCACCTAATGTTTGTCCTCTAATAATGGATTCAGCTTTCTTGCCAATTACGTTGTAAACAGACTTCTCATCTGAAATTACATATACAGAATATCCTTGCCACCAATCTTGAGCTTGAAAAACTCTAACCCATGCTTCAAACCAATTCGCCTGAATTGATTCATTGTATTCGCCTAGGTCACCGAATGCGTTATGGGGTTGTTCAGGAGAGTTACTGTAAGGTGGGATACCAAGTTCACCAAAGAAGATCGGCTTATTCCATTTATCATAAAATGCTTTGATTTCCTTGAATATATTTTGTCCTCGTCCATATAACGGTACACTATAAATAGCATCGATTAACTGATCGACAGATGGATTTCGATTATCAGTTAATTCAAAGTAAGCTGCTATTGCAATAATATCGACTAGTCCGAATAGAGGATTGTTCAGCTTTTTGTTGTACGCAACAATTGTTTCAGGAGCCCAATCAGCGGTTACCCAATAGTTTGTTCGGTAGAGTATCTTTCCACTGAATAAACTCCTAAGGCCTGTAATAACTGATTTCCACTTTTCTGTCGAGTCTTCCAAATGAACTAAGTTTGAAGCAATGTATAAACCGTCTAATTTAAATTGTTCGCATTTTTTAGCGAAGTCTTGCAGGATGTTGTTCCATGTTGCGAACCATTGGTCTAGATCAGAAGGTGTCCAATCGGTTTCAGCTATCGTTCCATTTGCGATGAAGGGATAGGGTTCTAAAATAATGTTGTACCCGTCATTTTTGAGTTTAGGGATCATATCCCACGCTTCGTTATAAGTGTAATCCACAACAGTTGGATTTGAGTCTGAAGCATCCACTGCATTAATAAGGATAGGAATAGTGATTGTATTTAAGTTTAAAACAGTTGAATCATAACTGACATCGGCATAGTATTTACGGCCAAATGCTGAAACGTTTCCGCCTTTCCATTTCAAGGGGTTGACCAAAAGGTTATTGAGTTCAATGTTTTGAACACGACTATCGTAGTCGGACAGCTTAGTGTCAACTTGTGCTGCTGTGGTTTCAACTAATTCAGCAGTTTTTTGATCACTGGAAACCCATTTTTCGCCGTCGTAAGATGAAACAACACCTGTAACCGTATTAGTCCATAAATCGTTTGCTTCTGGTTCCTCAGGCTCGGTTGAGGAGACCGTGTATTTCGAGCCATTTAGCTTTCCTTTAACTTCTACAGTAGAAGAAGGGAGGTAGGGGTTTTCGTTTGGGTGAAGGGATTTTACGATGTCAGATCCAATGAATTGAGTTATCTCTATATCTGCATCAACTCTTCGATAGGCTTGAATACCAATTGTGTAGTACATATTGGAGGGGAGTCCTGTAAATGTAGCAGCTCGTTTGTCATACTTTACATTCTTCAAGTCTTCACTTGCCATTTTTGAGCCAAAAACGTACTCTTCATTTTTGCTGCTTCCATGCAGATAAATTTCAAAACCATCAATATTGTATTGATCTTCGTCTGATTCAACATAGTCCCATTGGAAAGTTACATCAACAGAACCATCATCATTGGTCGTATGAAAAATAGCAGTGCCGTCCTTTGCAATAATAGGGGATGCCGGTTTAACAGCAATCCTGTCATTACGTAGGTTGAAGTTTTCAGTAACCTCATCGTACTTGATTTTTCTTTTGTTTGTCTCCGTGCTAATTTTATTTGTTCGATAAACTGTTTTCAGCATGTTCTCAAAATCCGATGAAGCGCGTTTACCATTTGAAACTGTAACGCTCAAGTTGGACTGTTCAAAATCAATCGAAATAGCTGTTATTGTTGCTTTTACATCGGTATAGAAGCTTTTCTGTTGTACCCTTACGATGTCGCCAAGAGAAAACCTGTCCCAGTTATGTTTTTCACTAATGCAATTGAAAAAGTTCACTAAACCTAATGCCAGATTAACAGCTGGTGCATTTCGGTTTTCAAGTTCTTCGTTTGCAACGTCATATAATTCATTCTCATCAAAGATACTGTCATTAGACCATTCGGCTGTAATAACGTATTTTGAAAGTTCTTTTTGGAGTTCAGTGCTGAAGTTCTTTTCAAAAGATAGTCTATCTTTAAGGGCGGTAATCTGTGTTGAAATTTGTGTAATAGAAGCTTGTATTGCTTTAATTTCTTCTTTTTTTGATTCAACTTCTTTTGATTTAGCATCTCTTTGCTTTATTAGATCAGTAGTATCATCGCCGGCTTTACTTGCAACAGTAATCCTGTCCAATATCTTTTGGAAATCAAGCTGCAATGTATATAGGTCATTATTCGATGATGTTTCTTTTTCCTCAGCTTTCTTTTTCTCATCTAAAAGTTTGTAGAAAGAACTGCCTTCATTATTAACCAGGTCGTTGTAATCTAAAATTGCATGACAAAGTGCATCAGACATGTAGTTGCTTCTTTCGATTACATTTCGTTTCTGGTCACGCTGAAAAGGGTAGAGGAAGTACGAAAAATCGTCTATGTATGATTGCCCGGTTGGATTTACGGAGTTGATGCTTAATCCATCTTTGCCTGTAGCATAAATCCTTGTAACGACATCATCCATATCCTCAATGTCATCTAGAGAAATCATATATTGAGCAGGGGTTATTTTGAGTCCCTTATATTTAGACACATCAGATTCTTTGTAAAAATCAACAGTACAGTCAATTGTATTAAAAACAGGAATCGCTTCGAATTTCTCGCAAATCGAATACATAAAATCAAGCTTGTTTGAAGAAGAAATATCAAACTGTCTGTATTTTAAATTGAAGAGGGGATCAATGAAACCGATAGACCATTCAGTATTTTTTAGGCAGTCGGTAGCGGCCTCTTTAAGATTTTTCGAAGTTTCTTCATACTTAATGACACCTTGCTTAGAAAGTACATATTGAAGTGATTTACATTCAACCTGGATAGTGTCCATATCATTGCTGTATGATTTGGTTTTCTTGACTACTGTAAACCAGATTGTAAGTCCATAAAATTCTGATTTTATTAAGTACCAGGGCCTCAATAGATCAACAACATGATTCCGTTTATTTACACCATCGTAAGTGGCAGTTAAAGGGATTGAGAATGTTAATTCGTGTACATTGCTGCCGTGATTGAGCGTTACCATAGGATTGATTACTTCATCAATATTTGCGATCTTTGTTTTATTTGGTTTAGCTAGGGAAAGACGAATATCTTTAATTTCCGTGTCTTTACGAATTGTAATCAAATGTCTAACCCCTCCTACAAATACTTGTATCTAAATGAAAATCTTAATTTGCAATTGCCTGTAACCTTTAATCTGTTCCTTCCAAAGCCCAATCTCAAGTACTGGTCATTAAAATCGTCATAGCGCTCATTGCCATAAAGATTAGACTCAATAATTTCTTTTTCGCCGTTTATTTTTAAGAGCTCTTTATCTTTCAAGTTGCTGAATAAAAACGGTTCGCTGAAATCACTGAGATTTTCGATTTTTATGTCACCATCACCAATTTTCAATATTTCTAAAGAGGGGAAGATGTTTACATCGCCTTTATTTTGCAACTCAACAATTTCAGTACCAGAGGATATATCAAATGCATGAGTGATTGCATTTCGACTGTAAGCGTAAGGGGAGTTGCATTTCATAGTTAACCGGACGTAGCCATTACGAGCGGCATTATGAACTAAATCAGCTGTATCTACTGGCATTGCATAATAAACGATATCAAGGTTTTGGCTAAACGCAAAAGGCTTGTAATCATCTACACTTAACCAACGTTTAATTGCTCGTACATTCTTTTCATCAAAGTGATCACCGAGATAAAAATTCAATGGGAATTGCTTAGGTTCCTGTTTAACACCTTCAGTGTAGGGCTCAGGCCGCCCCTTTACATAAGTCTCATTGACTGTTCTTGAGCCTAAGAACGGTTCCTCAACTAAGCCTGAATCAGTATTAACATTTGTGACACCATAGTCACTTGATTTTTCGTTATTAAATAAAAAATAGAGGCTTTCTCTAATCAATTTTTATCACCTCAAAAATAAGAAGAGCCAGCATATACACTGGCTCATGAGTTATTGAAATTTATGCCCTTGTTTTTAAGACCATTTGCAAATTTATTGAATACAAAATCAGCTGTTTTCTGAGGATTTTCTGATTCATTAATGTTAAATGTAGCTTTAAAATTATTGTTGTTTACAGTGCCGTTTACTGACTTAGTAGCATCTGGTGGGGAAGAGAGGCTTTGAATACTCGGTATCAAACTATTAGAAAGACTGGATTGATTAATATTCGGAATTATTGATGGAATAGAAGTAATCCCTTTGTTAATCAAGGCAGCTAATTTTCCACTTTGCCCCCATTTAGGTGTCTCTTCACTTGGAGTATTGTTCTCACGTACAGCTTTTACTGTATCTAAGATGTTTGCAGTATCAGTTTTATTAAGGATAAGTTCTTTATCATGAAGGAAAGCGAGTTTACCTGCGCCTAGTCCTGTGCCTGTATATCCACCCGATGCAAAAGAGGATACCTTTTTCCCAGTTTTATTACCTTTGGTCACAGTATTCAGGGCATTGGAGGCTTCTTTAAGCTTATCGATAAGGTTATTGGAGATGCTTTTCCCTATGGACTCCATATTGCTGTTAATGAACTTAGAGAATTCATTCAGTTGCTTAGCAATATCAGTAATCTTCCCATCCATTAGCTTTTTTTCAAGTTCCTTAAACCCACGCTCATCATTAACGAGATCATCGTATTTCTTGTTAATTGAATCTTCATCTTTTTGAAGCTGATCTTGTAACGATTCTTTTCGTTTACTGTTTTCACGATCTTTAAGAAACTCATCTAATGCTTCTTGCTGTTCTTGAAGTTGCTTTTCTAAGTCTTTAACCTGTGATTTTGCTTCATCTGAGTCATCGAGAGACAGTTTATTTAGCTTATCTTTGGTTTCCTGAATAGCCTGATTCTTTTCTTTGAGCTCTTTTTGGTATTTAGCTTCATCATCAGTTTTATCAATCTCATCAATCAAGTCTTGTGTAGCTTTTTGGTGTGCTTTTAATTCGATATCACGCATCTTTTCGTACATCTCTTTGTAGATAGAGACAACTTCATCAGCAAGAGATTTGTACACATCTTTGATTGATTTCTTTGTGTTGTAAAGCTCCAGGTTGTAATCCTTCTGCTTATCTTTCCAGTTCTCGATCTCTTCAGTAATTTGTTTCTGAATATCCGGGAACCCTTTAGCAGCTTTCTTTTGTGCTTCCAACTGTTTGATATACTTCTTCGCTTCATTCTGTTGCTGCTGAATAAGCTTAATCTGTTGGCTATAAAATTTAACCTTGTCTTTATCTTCCTCGGTCATGGATATTTTGTTGCTAACATCTTTAAGCTTGGATTCAGTTTTCTTGGTTGATTTCTCAATACCGTTAAGCGTTTGATCAACCTCAGACTGAATGAGCTGTCCTCGGAGTTCTCTTACTTCTTCTTGGAAATTGATGAGATCAATCTTAGCTTGTTTTAATTCCTCAGCAAGCTGTGCTCTTTGAGCGGCATTCAGAGTTTTGTTTGTTTTGATTTCTTTTTCAATAAAAGAAACCTTCTGACTCTGAATCTTTTGCTGTTCAGTTAAAGCTTTTTTCTGATCATTGGTATACTTGCGGAATTCTTTACTGTCGCTCAGATAATGACTAGCGAGCGCTTTGTCTTTAGCGATTCTTACATCAAAATCACCAATACGCTTGTCATATTCATCAAGATGCGACTGAACGATCTCATATTGGAGCTCTTGTATCTGATCGTTTACTGAGTCAATGTCACCTTGGAGGGAGAGGAGGTCGGATTTAGCTTGCGCGATTGCTTGCTGTCGTTCTGCTTCAGCTTGAGATGCATCTGAAATAGATGTACCGACACCTTTTAAATACTTCTCAGGGTCAATTGTCTTTCCGTTTTCCTCAATTTGAAGATGAAGGTGATTTCCAGTTGAATTACCCGTACTGCCAACTTTACCGATGGTCTGGCCAGCTTTAACAGTTTGACCGGCTTTAACAGAAGGGGTATCAAGCATATGCATATACTTAGCAACTTTTCCATCATCCTGCTGAATGACAACCCAGTTACCGGCAGTCTTGCTATAACCAGCAATTTGAACTTTTCCACTCTGAACCGATTTAATTGCGGTTCCAGCTTTTGCTGCGAAGTCGATACCTTTATGTGGAGTTGATCGGTAAGCGCCATCTTGCGCATTATATTTAGAACTTATTCTAAACGCACTGTTCTTCGTGTAGTAGCTTGCAATGGAGGAATTAGCAGAAGTCATAGACTTAGTGTAATTAGACATGATCTTCTGAACATAATTCTGCGTTTCTTTGAAAGGAGGGATGCCGCCGTATTTAATTACATTGCCAGGCCCTGCGTTATAAGCAGCAAGTGCTTTCTCAACATTGCCACCAAATTTGCTTAGTTGTTGGGCTAAATATTTCGTACCGCCCATAATGCTCTGATAAGGATCATAAACATTGTTTACGCCTAAGCTTTTAGCAGTGGAAGGCATTAGCTGCATTAATCCGCCTGCGCCTGCTCCAGAACGAGCTCTTGCATTGAATCCTGATTCTTGTTGGATTACAGCTGCAATTAGAGCTGGATCAACACCGTATTTGCTTGCGGCAGAATTAATGTAGCTGGAGTATTTACCGGAGTAAGACCCGCCACCAGAAGAATAAGAACCGCCAGAAGATGAACCAGAGGAAAGGGAAGAGGTTACGATACCGTATTGTGCAATGTTCCCTGACTTAATTTGATCCTTGAGTAGTTTGGCTTGCTCCTGCATAAGTTTTTTCTTTTGTTGAAGAGCTTTAATTTCTTTCTGCAGGGCATTTCGATAACTTTGAGAATACTTTGGATAGTCGTTTACCTGCTTATTGTACTTTTCAACTTCAGCGCTGACTTTCTCCAGAGCTTCCTTGTATTTATCAGCCACATACATAGATGTTTTCATTTCCTCAGAGGCTTTATCACTTGAAGAAGAAAGGTCATCAAGAGATGTTCCTGTTTCAGATAGGGAAGTTGAAGCCAAATCGGCTAGTTTATCAAGCTCTTTAAGCTGATCAGTGATATCAGTGACCTGGTTTAAATCATCCTGTGTTTTGGGTAGGAACTGCAGCGCACCACTGTTCCCTTTTTTTAGTTCGTCGTATATCTTTTTCTTGTTGTCTTCAAGCTCAGACTTCATTTTATAAGCGTCTTGAACAGTCTTGATAGCCTTGACTTCAGACTTATACATATTAATCTTTTTATTTAATGCATTAGCCTGATTAATTAGATCTTGTCTTACAGATTGTTGCATATCATTGTAAGCTTTGAGTTTTGTGTCCCGAAGCTTAACAACTGCATTTCTGTTGATTTTTACAACACCATTTTCAACTGAAATTGCATCAGCAAGATCATGTTCTTTCTGAATAAGCTTCATGGCTTCTGTTGCAGATATGCTTTTACCTTCAGACATTTTTTCAAGGAGGTTGTTTAAAGGGGAGATGCTGTCAGACATAGTGTCATAAGCTTCATTTTGAATAGCAGATATAGCAGCATCATTTTGCTTCGATTCAACTAAGTCATCGATGATTCCTTTAATTGCTTCAAAATCACCTTTAGCTTCTTTGAGCTTGTCAGATAAATTCCCGACTTGCTCACCTAATGCATCTACACCTTCACCATTTTCATCCCAAGTTACTTTTGCAGTTTTTGCTGAATCATTTGTAGAGTCAATGGCTTCCTTTAAATTGTCATAAGAGAGAACCAAGCCATTATTCTTGTTTTCACCAGTCATGTATTGATTGACGAGTTCTTCAAGGCTCTTAGATGCGGAAGCAAATCCGTCTTTATCACCAGAGTTCAGTGCTTCTTGTATTCTTACCAAGTCATTAGAAACAGTTTTAGAAAAGGAGGTAAGTTCATCAGCACTGAGATGTGAAAAATCAATTTTACTAAATGCATCGTTAATTTCTTTCTTTATGTTCGGGTCAATCTTAATTGAGTTATAAGCATCTACAGTTTTCTTAACTTGTTCCCTTATTTCAATTTGAACACCAGATAGACTTTGACCTAGTTTTTTGATTTCTTCCTTTGCCTTAACACCTGCATTTTTGTAATCATCATTACTAGAGAAAGGATTTTCCAGGAAAGACCAAGCAGTTTTACCTTTGGAATACGTATCTGCCATTTTCTCATACTGGTTGATCTGATCTTTTAATTTGTCAAATTCTTTGAGCTGGTCTTTGAAATCACTTTTGGTGCTTGTTTTGATGTCTTCTTTGTTTAATTCGGCTAAGTCTTTGGTGTACTTAATAGCATCCTTTAATGCCTCATTATTTTTGATAATAGCATTGCCCTGAGAATCATAACCGGAAACCAGCATAGGAAATGTTTGTGCTAATTGCTGCGTTACTTGTAAATATTCTTGTTCTTTTTCAGATGATAAAGAGCCTGATTCCTTAGCTTTTTGAAGGTCTTGATATTGACTTATTAGTTTGTCAGTTTCATCTTTATTCGTTGTAATTGCTTCAATACTTGTAGACTTTGATTGCTCAAAATCCTCTTTAGCTTGTTTTAGCTTTGAATAAGATGATATAAGTTTTTCAATTACTACCCCAAGACCAACCATTGCAGCCATTGGAAGAAAACTACCCGCTAAGAATGCTCCAGTAGTCATTGCTACTTTTTTAAGCCCGGCTAGGGACGTACTAAACGCAGTTACAATTCTATTCCAAATAACTGTTTTGGCAGACGCAGTAGTTACGCCTACAGTTACAGCATTAAAGTTGAGCGCTAAATTCTTAAGAGTGGCTCCCATTGTCATTCCTGAAGTAAGTGCACTTGTACGGAGGGAAGTGTTGAAAAGCATAACTGCAGCTGTAGCGGCTCCTATAACTTGGGGAAGAAGTCCAACTGATTTAGTTATTTGGGCACTTATTTGCATTAAACCTTTAAGCGCATCTGCAAAAACAACAATGCTATCTGATATGAAAGCTTCACTTGAGGCAACCGACATTTCTGTAAATGCATTTGACAACCTGTTTAATCTTGCCTGTAAGCTGTCTGCGTATTTCTGTTGCTCGCTCCATGCACTCCCAGCGGAATTAGCGGCAGTCGTTGCGGCATTCTGGGCAATAGAGAAATTATTCATCATTGCATTAAATCTTGAAAGCTGATAAATACCGGCTACGCCTATTGAGGTATTTTGCTTTTGAGCATCACTCAGAGTGTCCCATTTTTCTGCAACTTCGCCGATAAGGTCACTTGCTGACTTAGCTTCTCCACCCGCAGTCTTTACAGAAATTCCGATCTGTTCTAAGGCTTTAATTGAGCTATTATTATTCCCAATACGTGCGAAAATGGTTTTAAGTGAGTTACCAACAATGTTTCCTGATTCACGGGTGGTACTTGCAATTGCAGTAGTATACCCAATCAGATCATTTAATTCAACGCCAAAAGTGGAAGCGGTACTTCCTGCTTTTCGAATTGAATTCGCTAGGTCGAGAGTAGTTACAGCATAGTTGTTATCGACTTCATTAAGCTTATCTGCAATTGAAATGGAATCGTTTGCGGCAATATTAAAGTTTAACATTGCGGCAGTTAAAGTGTTAACTGTGTCGTCAGGAGTCAAGTCAGAGACGTTTTGAAGTACCTGAGCGGTTTTTGTTAGAGTGGACAGTTCACTTTCATCGAACCCCATACGCCCGAAATCGCCAGTCATTTGCAGAATGTCAGTGATCTTGTTTGAAAGCGTGTCACCTAAGTCGATTGACTCTTGAAGAAGCTGATTGTACTTGTAATCAGGCTCATTCATCACACGTCTGATGTTTGTCATTAGAGTATCAATTTCAACAGCCTGAGAAACCATTTCCTTGAGCCCAGATATAGCACCATAGAACAAAGAACCGGAGATCAAATATGTCGACATACTCTTGAAAGCTTGAGTTAACTCCGTGCCAAAAGAGGAGGCTTGACTAGACGCTGTTTGAGCATTTGAAGCCAATTCCCTAAATTGCATGTTCAAGCTTTGCATTTGAGATCTGATATTATTACCGCCGGCACTTACATTAAGACTATTTACTGCATTTAAATAATCTTGAGCAGCTTGTCTATTGCCGGCACCCATAGTATCGCCGTAACGTGTATTAAGGTTTTGTACGTTTACCTGCGCTTGGCGTTGATACAACTCAATAGTTTTTCTGAGCTCATTATTTTTCGCCACAGCAGCAGACTTATCATCGAGCATTTTAATTCTGTTTTGTAATGCTTCAATTTGTTGTGCTGTTTGAGCAGTGTTTAATTTCCGTCCAAGGGAAGAGAGGGTGGTGTCAGTTACAATCCCTTGCTGTCTAAGCTTTTCTAAATCCAGTTTTAATTGTTCAATTGCTTTTCGTTGCTGATCATAATTCGTTGTAACTTTTGCCGTTGTAGCGTTTGTTTTTGGGTCAGTTGTATAGGTAATATCGTCAAAGCCATTGCGGTTCTTTTGAGTAACCCTCGTCGTTTGTCCTTGAGCATTCTTTTGCTCTGTTTTCTTCTGTGCCTGACCAAGCTTTTCTGTCGCTTGAGCAAGCCTGTTAACTTCTTGCGTTTGTTCACGTAATGATTGATTACGATTGTCTATGGTCTTTGTTTCTCGCTGAATGATTTCGCCATTTTTCTTATATTGCTGCGTCAGCTTTTCGACAGTGCCATCGGCATTTCTGGTAACCGTTGTGGTTTCTTTAACTGTTTGATTGAAGGATTTGAGATGTTTTTGATAAGTGTCAACTGCAGAGGAGAAATCGTTGAGAGTCTTTAAAGCAGAGGCATCAATATTGGTCTTTAAATTGAGGGAACGAAGCTTTTTCTCTAGAGATTTAATTTGCTGATTTAACTGTTCGACAGTTTTTGAAGAAGTATCAGCTTTAGGTGTGAGTATGATCTTTAAATTTTGACTCAAATATAGGTCACATCCTTTCGAATAGGGGAGAGTGATTTTTAGGGCATATAAAAAAGCCACTCATTATTGAGCGACTTTGTTTGCTTTCCGTATTGCTATCTCCATAATCCCTTGCCATATTTCAGCCTTTGATAATGCATCTTTAACTTTTGGATCATCCTGTTTAAACCCTTTTACATTTTCTAGGCCAAATTCATCTTTGCTTGGCAGAAAATCAAATCTGTAAATAGGGGAGGAGAAATCATCGAGCTTTAATTTTAAATCAATTTTTTTGAAGTACTTTGTTTCTGTCTTATTAGAAGATAACCCACCAACTAATGCTCCAATACTTCCTGCTGCTAACCCACCAACAACAGCACCTGCTATTTGACTTCCTTTGGACACTTTTGTAACTGTGTTATCATCAATTGAAACCTTAGCTTCAATGATTTTTTCAAAGGGTATAATTTTTTCTTCTAGCTCTCCATTTTGATTGAACATATGGATTGCAAATTTATCTTCTGGTTCAACCAATGTAAGTTTTGTTGTTTTATCTGGATTTAAAATGCCCTTGTACTGAGCAGGGAAGTTCCCGGCAGTTTCAATTTCAACCAACTTTTTTTTCTCAATTTCTTTCTGTTTGTCTGTTCCAAAGTCTCCAATTATAAAAAAAGCAGCAATGATCAATAAAATAACTATTGCCCAGATCATCCAACCACCACCAGTATTATTTTCCTACATTATACCATGATTTCCAAAAGTGTAGAACCAACAAAGGGGAGAGTCACTTTCCTTTTTCGGACTTAATCTGCTCGAGTAACTCTTTAAAATATGTTGCAGTAATAACAATATCCCTATCCTTTCGTACAATGAATAGTAGGAGAAGGCAAATGGATGTTGCGATTAGAATATACCAAAGCAAATTAAAACTAAACATAATTCTGAGAGATAGTAAGCATGTTCCTATGAGCACACTTCCAACTGTCCACATTTTTGTATGATCGAAGGATGCTTCAATTCGAGTCATACGAGAAATAGCTAAAGTTAAATCTGATGGATTAAGTGATTTCAGGATTTGAAATTTGCGTTTTTGTTCTGAGTAAGGTTCGCCTGAGTGGGGGAATTCCTTTTGTATATATTTGAGGTCACGACTATCCATCTGTACTAAATTGTGTTTAAGTATGGTCTTATTCATATTTTTCACCTCTCCATATTATCGTCAAATATGGAAATAAGTTTAAGGTTTTATCCATAAGCAAAACCCCTCAATCGAAGGATTTTGATTCTGCACAAAAGAGGGATTTCATAAAGAGTGCTACCTAAAGCAAATCAATTGATATGTCACCCAACAAGCTTTTCTTAATCTTCCCGTATTCAAGTTTACCGGTGCTTGCGTTGTAAACAAGAACTTTACCATCACTGATCTTGGATTCATCAATCTGTTTAGATCCGAATTGGTTCTTATCAGCTTTAGCATCAAGCTGCCTAGTTAATTCAGCAACAGCTTCGTTCAATTTATTAATTTGCTGTTGCATATTCTCAATTGAACTTTGGTGAGGATTGAAGAGGCTCATAATGTTTACGAGAAGATTTGATTCTTTTCTTCTTTAAAATCACGAAGGTCGTAATGCTTAATTGTTGTAGACACATCATTATGCTGTGCAACATATTTACTCACGAGCTCAATCTTAATTTTCTTGACTTCAAGAAGGTAAGTAATACAGGAGGCTTTAAAGAGGTGAGGGTTAATGCGGCGGCCGAGGATATCAGAAAGAACATCAGAACAAAAATAGTCAGCCCAACCCTCTGACATTTGTCTTGGTTGGCCACCGTACTGTGTAGTAAATAGATACTCATGGTCATATCCCCGTTGTTCATGCCAAAGCTTCAAATATTCCAGAGCTTCTGTGTTAATCATGTAGTCGAGGGGTTTCCCTTCGCCTTTTCCTTTTCCAAGAACTTTGTGAGCCATGACATAAGATTGACCTTCAGGTATCTCATAATTCAGGATTTCGGTTTTAAACTGAATAATTTCAGCTCTTCTGGCACCTACATTAAAAGCAGTAGCTAACCAAGCCATCCCCAAATAGTTCTTATCTTCTTCAAGAACTTTCATCATTGTTCTGTATTCATCGTAAGTAACTTTTACTTTTTCATACGTAGTTGTTTTAGGGATGGCAGGAAGACCTCTTGTGAAGTTCCTGAATGACTTATAATTATCGTCATCTTCAGCAACAACATTCTCGATATAGTTATTTAAAGAAGATACTCCAGCCTTTTTTAAAGCGATTCCACTTGAAGACATCCCTCTATTTTTCAGGAAGCTTTGATATCTGATGAAATCCCTTTTGGATATTTTGTAAAGCTTCTTCCCATTCAAGGAATTATGCACCCACCAGAAGAACTGACGAAGAGAGGAGTTGTATTGCTTCCTGGTTTTATCTCGGAATGAGTGGGCATCAAGAAATTCTTGTGTTAAGCTTCTATGCTCGTCATCAACCTGACCCCACATTTCATCCGTGACTTCGGGCAACTTTTCGGCTCTAGAGCGCATCATGTTTTGTTTTATTTCTCTGGCCATTAATACACCACCGTTATTCTGTTTTAATACCACTTATATTTAAATCTTTTTTCATAGCAGCAACTAATCGTCCATCTTTTAACGATTCAGCGGTATTCTTCATAAATGAGCGAGGTTTTCCGTAACCATAACCGTATTTATCTGGATACGTGTATCCTTGACCAGTCTCAACAACCGTGGCAACATCCTTACCGTTGTCTTCACGGGTATTGTCTAATGAAATTCCGTTAGATTCGTTTTGAATGACAAAGGAGTCCTTCAAAAGAGATGTGCGTTCATATTCCAGGGGATCGTAGGCGTCGTACACATCAGATTGCACATGCTCTTGACCTGTTTTAATCATCGTATTTTTTGTGTTTCCCTGTTTTTGAACGGCTTGCTTCGCGGCAAATTCAATTAGTGCTGCTATTTCTTTTATATTCTTGGCCATTATTCAGCCTCTTGTTCATTTTCAATCTCTTCGACCTTATTGAGGATAAGATCATTTATTTCTTCTTGAGACATATTTGAAAGTTTGTCTAAACTCGTTTTCATCATCTTTGCTGCCTCTTCAAACTTCTTCATGCTTTCTTCAGGGAAGTTGCTGAGAATCAATGGGAAAAATTCCGAGTCTATTAATTTAACAAACCACTTAACCTTATTTTTGATATCACTTGGAATGCCTAAATCCGTAAATTCCTTAATTAGTGAAAAATATCCCCAATGAACAGGGTTGATATCTTGAAACTTAATTCCTGCTTCGTTTGCTTTTTCTGAATCCGTCATTAATTCAGTGAACATTTTGGTTAAGCGGGTAGGGGAGAAGTAAGGGTAAATATAAACATGAACGTCATCAGTAAGTTTTACTCGTTCTTTCTTGTCATATTTGCTTACACTATCTTCGATCAACCCAAGATTTAATTTTTTTGATGCCATCTCATTTCCTCCTTATACATCCTCTGTACACATTAAAAAAGACACCTCAATAAGGGAGAGGTGTCTAAATAAAACTTGTATTTTATTTATAATCTTCTTTTAGAACTTTCTCTGTATAAGCTGGGTTATTTGTAAATAGTCCATCAACTTTCAATTTAAGCATTTTGGAAGTGAATGTTCTTTCTTTATCAGTATCAAAAAACACATGTACTTTCATATGGTTATTGTGGACTTTCTCAACAAAATCTTTATCAACCAATTTGGCATTAGGGCCAACAACATTAGAATATTTTTTTATTTCTTTTAGCTTTGAATTGCTCATATTCTTTACGTCTTCATCTTTTAAAAGTTGAACAAGAGGCACATGGCTGTTAAGCTTATGTAATTTCTTTAGACTTTTGTCACTAAATGATTCTAGAACAACTTTGTTATTAGCGATTAGTTTATTTTTAGAGAGTATGTCAATTAACTTTTTCTCCATTACTAATTTGCCTTTGTTGTTTGTTCTAGTCTCGATATAATAGTTTGTAGTTTGTCCAAACTTTTTAATGATTTCTTCAATCGTTAATATCTTTTGCCCTTTTTCAGTACGTAGCTTTTTAATCTGATCTAATGTAAGATCCTCAACTTCTCCTTTGCCGTTTGTGGTTCGATCAACAGTCTTATCATGATTTGCGACTAGATGACCGTCTTTGGTTTGTCTTAAATCAATTTCAATGTAGTCTGCTTTGTCTTTTATTGCTCGTTCGTAGGAGAGTAAGGTATGCTCTGGCTCAATTTCTGATGCGCCTCGATGTGCAATCATTAACGGCTCGTATTGTTTACTGCTTCCTTTTCCTAATCCCGTAGCTGATGTTTCTACTTCGTTAAATGAACATCCTCCAAGCAAGACTAAAGCACTGATGAATGTTATAAAATTTATTGTTTTCATAACCTAAAATTATCATAATTAGGTAGTTGGTTCAATATATTTCTTTCCAACAATTTCTTCGTACTGTTCAGGTGTAATTTTCCCTTTTACTACAGCTTGCGCTACTCGGTATTCATCCCAGACACCATTACCATCGTTGTAATAATCTTTTATAAGTTCATACCAATTCATTTAAAGTACACCATCCATCATTAGTTGATATGTTAAATCACTTAATTGTTTTTTAACTTTTTCAGCTTCCGATGGTTCGGGGTCAAGGGGTTTTAAACTGTCAATGTATTCTTTGGAGGCGGACTCAACCCATTTTTTCGTTTTAGGACTGAATTTAGGAATATAAAGACCATCGGATGGAGCTATAGTAGTACAATTATCAGGAAGCGGACTATCGTCTTCAAGTACAACAGGGAATTCGTAAATATAATTTTCGTCATATTTGTATACTTGCATCATAATATTCTCCCTACACGGCCTTAAAACTAAAGCCTAAGCTAATGTAATCATTGGGTTTGGAGGTGTTTGAGCTATTTTCTATAATAACTTTTCCGTCAGTGTCAATAAGTGCTCTGTGAGTTTGCGGGACACCTGACATTCCTGCTTGGGAAGCTACACCAACCCACTGAAACGCTCTTCCAGGTCTGTATCCTTCAGGCAAAGTGAATGCAGCCACTCCAAAGCCAATTGTTCCTTTTGCTATAGCGCCCTCAACAAAAACAGTCCCTGTAGCATCCTTTGTATATCGAGTTTTAAACACTGTTTGATCTGTAGAGTTAGCATCAGTGTAATTAACCCATCCGTTTTGTAAAGTAGGAGTGTACCATGTCGGAGAGGAAAGCTTGGTATCGGTATAGGTTTTAGCTGAGTTGAGTGCAGCAGTAGCTCTTGCTTGTGCTCCGTCGGTCGTTTCATGTGTTTGCCATGAAGTCCAAGTTGAATCACTCTTTCTAAATCGGAAATAACTATGAGTTCCGTAATATGCTTCTAAAGCAAATTGGGCTATTGTATCACCATAATTCATGACAACCAAATATACATTGGACAAGTTAGCAGGGGAGTGTAGCCCCTGGTTGGCGATTAAATAGAACCCGGTGTTAATCAAATCATTGTACTCCGTTTTTTCGGAGCTACCTTTGTAGAATACTTTCCCATCATCGGCAGTGAGTTTGAAAAGTTGAGCAGCGTCCCATCTATCTCGATCAGATTTGTTGATATGGACATTAGTGTCATTCAGATGATTATCAAAGTCACTTTTAGTAGCTTGTTTTACATTGTCTACATTCCCAAGTCCAACCTGTTCAGCAGTTACCTTGTGTGGGTTTGATTGATCGTTAGTATGTTCAGCTAAGAAAGACTTTGACCTTTCATCAGAGCTGTTCCAATAACTGCGCTCATCCTTTGTGATATGTCGATCGAGGTCTGCATCGTGAGCGTCAAAATCAATTTTTGCTGCTTGTTGAACATTATCAACCTTAGACAAACCAACTTGGCTTTTAGTAACTGCATGAGGATTTTTCTTATCATTAAGATGGTCATCAAAAGCAACTTTTGTGGCTTGCTCTTCATTAAGTACATTTGATAATCCGACTTGCTCTTTAGTCACTTTGTGCGGGTTTTCTGTATTCTGAGTATGCGACTTTAATTCCGAATTTTGCTTTTCCATGAACTCATCGACTTTGTCAGATAAACGTTTTTCATGATCAGACATATGAGATTCAGTTCTGAAAAATTGATCTTTAAGGTTATTGATTTGTATATTGTTTTGTTTGAGCTGACCTACAAATTTACTGCTACTCATTAACTCACCGCAATTCCTTTAACCGTAACATCTCCATTTACGGAAATGACCTCAACCATGAATTTGAAAAGCCCCGCAATATCGAAATCCCAGTTTTCATTTGTATTCAATGTGCCCGTACCTAATTGAAAATCAGTTTTGTTTGTTCCAGCAATTTCTGTCTTTTCACCATTTTCATCTACGGCAAAGAATTTTATTTCTCTTGAAGTTGAGGAACCAGAGATCTTAACAGTAATATCCCGATAATGTGATACTACAAATTCTTCACCTTCAGACGGGGCAGTTGTTGCTTCGTGGAATGTAAAGGTTGCTTTATCTGGAATGGTTTTTAAAATATTTTCATCGGTTTCTGTCAACAACTCCACCTCCTAAGTCTGTTTAAAAACTGACTTTTATTTAAAAAGGAGAGGGGAAGAACCCCCTCAAATTATTTAGCTTCAAATACTCTTACGTCTCTGTCAGTACCGTCATTGATCACATAGACATAAAGTGTTTTACCAGCGGCGACAGGAACTGAAAAAGGTTTGTCACCGGCTGTCAATGGGATACCTGTATCAGCAGTTACAGTTGAGTTCCCAATGTAAATCGTGCCTTCTGCAGGTGGGTAAATAGTAAGTGCTGTTCTGTCAGTGATACCTGCGGTAACTTTTTGAGCTGTTGAAGTAACAGTGAATTTATCCGTTTTAAAAGAGGAGAAACCAGGATCTCTTTCATTCAAGGTCACGGAAGGGGATTGTACTTGGATGCCTTTGATAGCATCCAAACCAGCTTGAGGAAAGTCAACTTGTAGTGGTTTTTCTTGTGATTTGAGATGAATGTCAGTTACTAAGCCACCGTTTCCATCATCTCTAGCTGAAGATTTTACACCATCGAAATCATTAAGTTTTGCTGCCATTAAAAATCACTCCTGTAAAATTAATTGCCAACGTCTACGGATTTAGTTTGAGTTTCTGTGTCAGGGTTAGGGTCAGGATCTGGAGTGGCTACATTATCATCTCTGCTCGCTTCAATAACAACAGCCATTTCGTCTGTGTCAGTGTCAGCCAGTGCTTCAAATTTAATTTCTGGAGCTAATGCATTACCGTTTTCGAGAGACATTTCAAACTCACCTGAAGGGGATACGTTAGGGAATTGAATATAGATATCGCTATAGACCTCTTCGGTATCAGGGTTATACGCAATTGTGCGGTATTCAACTTCATATCGCTCAGAGAATTTACTTGCTTTAATAGCGAGCCGTCTGCCGATTTTGTTAATCTGATATACGGCTGTTAATTTCTCTTTCGTACCAGCAAATCCAGTAGGAATTAAATATGTGCCATCTGTAGATACAGGCGTCTTATAAGTTAATCCTTTTTTGTTGAAGAAGGTTACATCACTTACCGGTTTACCTTTGAGAGTAACCGCATTTTTATCATCAACAATTAGACCATGTTCACGGTCAAAAACCTGAACTTTTGCTTCTTCCTCAATTGTTTCACCTTGTGTCATTGCCAACCATTCAAGGTCGAAAAATGCATTCTTGACAGTAAGATTAATTTCTTTTTCAGACTTCAAGATATAGAGTGGTTTATTCCCGATACCGCCACGAAGCTTGTCTTCGGAGATGGCTTGGGAGAATGAAGCTGTTTGTGCTTCTGCTGTGAATACAAGCTGACCATCAGATTTTTTTCTGAAATAAACATCAGCTGTATCTTGAATAACTGTTTTCATCTATAGATTTCCTCCTTAAAATAAAAAAGGAACAGCTATTAGCTGCCCTTAGAAAAACCTTTGGTCTCATTCATAAATTTATCTCGGGTTATGTAATGTTTCTCTTCCTCAAATAAGTCAATGTGTTTATCCCAGTTCACAATGTTTTTACCTGCTTCTGGTGAAACTGTAGCAAAGAGGGTAGAAGTGTCATATTGCTTGAATTGAGCAATTCGGTGATAAGTCATATAAAGTTGAAACAGGGTCATATCATTAATGTCTTTATAAAGATAGCCTGTATAAGTTGATACTGTGCTAATGATATCTGCCATATCTACTTGATCCACATCTTGACTCTTGACTCTTTTGCTTCGCTCATTAGCTTTTTGAATCTCAGGATTTGAGCTTATTTTTTCTTCCTTCAAACAACACATTTTTAATACAAGTTCTCTAATGGAATCGAAGTTGCCTGGAGTAAGTTTATCCAGTATTTCTTCTCCATTGAACATTTTAGATAACACTGTGCTATAGGCTTCTTGAAAATTAGGAAGGGTACCCGAAATTTCATAAAGAGTCATTTTTTTTAATTCAGCAACAAGCTCATCAAGTTCCCCAAAACGATTAACATCTTCTTTGCTATAAACATAAATGATCTCTTTTTTGGACATTTTGATTAGCCTTAAATAATTGGCTAACTGACCGTACTCTTTAACTTTAATGAATCTGCATTCACCAAGTTCTGTAGAGATAGGTTCTCCAGTAATGAAAAACTCCATATCAATCATTTCATAGCTCCGAAAGTGAATATTAATTTGTATCCCAAATACCCTTCAGGTGCGTTCGATATGAGCAATCTTGTGTATTTAATATTTTTACCGATACCAGCAAAATTTTGATTGAAGAGCATGTCACAAATACGATCAGTAATTTTCAGGTTCCTGAATTCAGTCTCTTCATAGGTGTTAATGTGTGTATAAACATCAATCATCAAATCTTGATCTAGCAGCATCGCACTTTGGATTGAGGGTTTAGGGATTCCATTGCCAAGATAAACACAAAGCCTGCAAATTGGTTGATCGGTTAAATCATCAGTTTTGGGAGCACGTTTAATTATGGAGCTTAATATCGATGGGGAATCATCAACTGGACCATAATAATTTTCCAACGTCTGAACGTCAGGGAGAGAAGACGAGAGAGGGTCATCTTTATAATATAAAAGACGATTCAATTCTGTATCATTGATAATAGTTCTGAATACAGTTGTCATATGTTCGACCATCATACTCATTCGCTATCACCTCCAACTTTCTTTTTGGCTATAAGTCTGATGGTTCCGCTGTCTCCATAGACCTTGGAATAGTCTATATCATCAACACGGAATTCCTCGCCATAAAAAGAAAGAAAAAGACCCTTCTTTAATTTTTCATGTTTTAAAAAGGGGATGGTGACATGTGCTTGTCCTTCAGGAATGTTTATGGCCAATTCGGATCCAATTATTGAGGTTGTGCGCTCAAAGACACACGGGATGTCAACCTTCTCACCAGGTACTTTAATCTTTATCGGTCTCCCTGTAACTTCATCAATCTTCCCAGAATCAATTAGTTCATCAGAAGATGTTAGACTAATTGATGAATTACAAAGCCGCATAATAGCACTGTCATTCATTTTGTTATCGGTAGGACGTGAATTAACTAGCCAGTAACTACCGTCATACAAAATCAAATCTCCACGATTTAATAAGCCTAAAACTGTAAGGACTTTTTTTGTTTCGCTGTCCTGAGTGGTTTGAATTATCACCTGTTCAGGCTTACCATTCAATTCAATGTTGTAAGTTTCAGGTGAATTTGCTAAGATTTCTTTGAAAACTTCATACTTGTTTGAATTAAACTCTTCGTTTTCCCAGCCACTCAAATAATTTGAAGAAGAGGTTAGATACCAATCTATAGACATCTAATCACCTCAATCAAAGTTATTCATTTTTAATTTGCTCAATTTTTTTTCGATATCATCGATTAGGTCTTCGTACGCCCTGTTAACTTGAGCTTTTGTATTTGCTAACCCCGTCAATTGAATATCTCGCCCCACAACATTATTTAATTTTAGGGCTCTGTCCCGGTATCTTCCAAGATAACCTTTATACATGAGCATTCCTAAAATCTGAATTTGAGGAGATGTGAGGGGATCTTTAAATGTATTGGACTCTTCATCAAAGCCAAGTTCCGTTAGTTCAGTTTCATATTCACCCACGGCGTTAGTGAAAAATTGCTGCTCAAGTCCATCGGGGAGAACTTCATTTGATTGAAACATTGAGTGGAAAACGTTAATTACTTTCTCATAAGGAGTCAAGATTTAACCCCCTTATGATTGAGTATCAAATTTAAATCCAGTGTACTCTTCAATGAACTTAATCTTGGCGTAATCATTAATCTTTTCTTTTTTAGCTACCTCAAACAGCTGAGCTTTCTCAGACTCAAGTAAGATTTCCTTTTGAACATTTTCTTCGAAAGCTTTTTGTGTTTTATACCCCAAGATTTGTTTAATCCGTTCTACAGTAACAATTTCTTGCTTGTCGTCTTTATCTTCGGTCTCGAAACCTAAGTGTACACGGGTTTCTTTGTCATCGATATAGATTTTGGCATGTGTGCCTTGACCGTCAGTTCCGGTGAACAGTGAGGTACTGTCATAAACTTGGGATTGCACTTCTCCAGCTGTAATCTGTCTAATCCCATTGGCCGGCAATCTGAAGTCACCGTGAGTGTCAATCTTTCGGAAATATAAATCCCATGGACATAAATTTTTAATTGTGATCTTTTTATCTAAATTAAAAGACATGTAATCCCTCCAAAAATAAAAGGAGGGACACAGCCCTCCTAGATTTTAAATTGTTTAAATTTGTGGCAATTCATATTTGGTGTCTCTGATGAGACCAATTTGATGCTCTTGTCCTTTGGCTACACCAGCTCCAATTTCCATATCAAAACGAGTGATCTCAGTTCCAGTGATGATGTCGTTACCATTCATTGAAGTAAGTCCGCCTTTTTGGAATACTTGAAGAGGAGACTTTTTGCCTTGAGGAATGAAGAAGAGAAGACCTTCAGGAAGATATGTTTTGAAGTTATCGCCGGCTTTGTTTAATTCAGTAAGATTATAAGAGTTAGGCAATTCTACAACAGAAGAACCTTTATAAGTGTTAAGCAATCCGGTTCTTCGGATTTCATCCATTACAGATTGAGGGAGCTTAGTGCTTGAAGCATCTCCGGCTACAGCCTGGAATCCTGCAAAGTCATTTAACTGAGAAACAACAGAAAAGTCACCAACAATAGAAGGTTGTCCAAATCGGCGAATCTTTGTGATTATATCGTCTACAGATGATTTGGTGATGTTTTCAGTTTCAGCAAAGTATTTAACGCCTGTTGCATTTTTAATTGCATTGAACATTTCATTTACTACATAGTACATTGCTTTGTTCATCATATCTGTTTGAACTTGCTCCATGCCTTCAGCTACTTTATCGAGGTTTCCACTTTGAATCTCCCGATAGTTAACAGCATAACCAGAAGAAATGGTTTGTGTTCCAATTGGGTATTCGCTCCAAGTTGTAGTAGCAAATGGTACGTCACCACGGGATGCTTGGAATTGGCTTCGGATGGATTCATGTGCGTATGTTGTCATCATTGGTTGCTGATCATAGCCAATATTTCTAAACGTGCCCATAAAATCAAATAGCTTAATTGCTGAAATAAGTTTAGGCTCAATAGCATAACGCACAATTGTGTTGATCTCAGCTTTAGCTACAGGGTTGCCCATTAGAGCTTTGGAGGCTAGTTCCTTCACATGGGTCATAGCGGCATCGGCTTTTGCACCAAATTTGGAAAGATCTTGACCCGTTGCAGCTGCAGAAAAGATTTCCACAAGAGGGGATTTAGCATTCAATTTAGCATTTGCATAATGGTTTGAGTCTTTTTGAACATTGTTTAATTCAACTGTAAACATTAATAATTACCTCCAGAATATTAATTAAGCCTGTACTGTTAGGTACAAACCTTTTCCGCCAAATGTATTTTTCTCTAAGACTTTTAGAGATACTTTAAACTCTGCAACGTCATCTCCAGCTTTAACCCATTTACCTGTTTTGTCCGCAGCAGGAACCAATACGTCATCTTTAACAAGCGCATCATAATCAACTACCACGTCTGAGCTGAGTTCAATGGGCAGTCCTTTTAAGTCTGCTAAATTAAAAGCAAGGACATATTCACCTTTTAAAACTTTGAAGTCGGCTTTATCACGGATTTCAGGTTTATCAATAATGTTTCCAACCACATACACATCACCTTTTGCAGTTGAAGATGCGCCTGGAGGGAATGCATTACCAGATGAATCGTTAGGAATTACGACTAGACCAGGGACTAAATCGACACTAGCCTTGCAACGTGGATTATTTCGTACTTGTTTATAAGCACCAATTGTTCCGAATTTGAACATTGAGTATTCCTCCTAAATTTTATAAAAGTGTTATTTTATCTTAATAAAGATCATCAATAGTCACTGAACTTTGTTGCCCAGAATCACGAACTTCTGAATAAATATCGAAATTTGTGCTATTAGTCTCAGAGGCTTGCTTCTTTGAGCGTGCAGCTATGAAGGTTCGAGCGATTGCTGAGTTGATTTCAGAAATAATTTCGTTTTTAAGCTCGACAGAAGGGGACTTAGAGAACATTTCAATTTTCTCTTTTGCGACATCCTTTTCTTCAGGAGAATATTCCTTTAAAGCTTGGTTAAGCTCTCCTTGCATCTTTTCGGCTACCGCCTTGTTTTTGAATTCCTTTAGGGAATTAAGCTCTTCATCTGCCTTGGCTTTTTCATCCTTAGCTTTTTGCGCTTCTTTTTCTTTTGCGTCAGCCTTAGCTTTTTCATCCTTTGCAGCTTTAACAGCGGCATTCAGTTCTTCAGTTTTTTGCTTTAAGTCCTCAGTAAGTTTCTCAACTTTTTGATTTAACTCTCCAATTTCTTTATTCTTATTATCAAGTTTGTTGTTTAACTCAAGGACTACTTCTTCTTGAGATTTTGACATTAAATTATCCTCCTTTTTGTTACTGTTTAATTCAAGTAAAATGGCAGCGTCATCTGCAGGATCGATACCTAAAATTGCATCACCTGTAAAGTCAAACTTCATAGGTATACGCCCTTGCTCTTTCCATCCACCTTCATATTCAATTGCATCTGAGCCTTCTACAGCTGCTATTTCAACCGAGGTTTCAGGGAAATCACCATCAAACATTTTTGATTTTAACCATTGAACAAATTTAGGGTAGCGCTGGTTGTATAGTAAGCCTTCAGCTATTAACACTCTTTTTGGCTCACCATTAACATCTATAGTATCAATGTAAGCATTGGTGGTTGTACCAACCACAGCGCTGTTTTCAAAGAGCGGGGTACCGTCCTTGACTTCTGTTAACCCGTGTCCGAATGGCTCACTGTTTTCATCATCCAAGAACTCTGCGCAAATTGGCATTAACTTGATTGATTCAAGGTTAGCGTTTATGTATTTCTCCAGCCAGGTAATGCCATTCTTGTTAAATTGAGTATTGTTTTCATGAATTTCAAGAACGACCCACTTGATGTATGTCTGACCACTGGTTTTCTTCTGATTGTTAATTTCTAAAATCGTGCTTTTCAAATACTTATCACCTCCTCTCAAGAGCCAGAAGGCGTTCCGTTACTGTTATTTGTCTTCGATTTAATCGTGTTTTCATTTTTCGGATCATCGATCTCAGGTGCGCCGGCTGACTTATCGTTATTCTTACTCATTGTGAAAGAGGTCGCATGAACAGGGAACTTTTCATCAAAACCTTCGTCTTTTTCATATTCCATTAGGGATAAGTAAGCATCAGGATTCCATCCAGTAGCGGCTATCCAAGCAATAAGGCTACCTCGACCACTTGTATAAAGATCTTTCATGTTTTGGACTTTTTCTTTCCTGTTAACGTGAGTAAGAGGGAGGTAATAAACCTCAATATAAGAGCGAGGATCTTTGATGATATTGGCGTTTATCACCTTGTTAAACTCAATTTGAATTTGTTCTAACCAGGAGAATATTTGGGAAGAAACCATCTCGATATTGGTTTGTTGAGAAGAGTAGTTACCATCTTGCCCGTTGAGAGCAGAACCGGCAAATCCTAAATTTGTAGTAATTCGCTTAATGAGCTCGTCTTCACCTTTAACCTTCAAGAAATCCACATTGGTTTCTAACTTGTCTAATTTTGTTCCCGAAGCCAAGGAGAAGAACTTAACACCTTTAACGCTTCCTTTAGCAACTAATGCTTTTTTTATATTCTCATGCTGCTGTTCCTGTTGCTTCTGAGATAATGCAGATTTACCTTTTTGATCACCTTCAGGGAAAGTCTGATAAATTAAAGTGCTGTTGAGCTCATCTAAAATGTTCCGTTTAGTGTCAACAAAGTATTCATCATAAACCATATCAATAAATGCAGATAAACCGATTGGGCGTCCCCATTGATCTTCAATGTCGCTGCTTCCTTTAACAGCAATGGTCTTATTGTTATCAAGAACTAGCCATTTTCGATTTTGATCTTTCTTATAAGCCCTATAGCCTTGTCTAATTTCTTCTGGCCATCGTCTAAGCTTGAGCGATCTTCCATTACTTGTGAACTTGTCAAAATAGGAGACATCAAAAGCTATTTGATAAGAGGAATTTTTCCTGCCGATAATTCTGCAATAATCGAGGGGAAGGGGGAGGACGGAACAATTAAAGTCATCAATAGCATTTGATTCAGTTATTGATCCGATCTCATTGTCACTTAGAGTGGTGGGAAAAGAATCATTGGCTACAGAATCAAAATAATAAAAACCAGTTCCATATTTGCTGAGTTTCCCTAATGCATCCCTGACAACACTTTTGTCGCTGATTTTCCTTAAAGCAAGATTGAACTTTTGTTTGTTCAATTTGAAATCAGTTACTTTACTTGATCCCAAAATAACTCTGTCTAAAGTAGGGAGGGCTACCATGTAGTCAATAACGTTTCTATACACACCATTTGCGTTATAAAGCAATTTAGAGGCATCCCTAATCTGCTTATTGTAAACGTTATGGTCTTTCAACCATGATTTAACTTTGTCGTAAGAAATGCCGTTAAATAAATCATTAAAGAACAACGAATCAAGCGGCGCTAAATTTGTATTAAATTCATATGATGACTGTGGTTCAGATGTAGTCATTATTCACCTCCTCAATTTCTAATTAAAAAAGAATCCAAATGAATATTCATCATCGGATTCTTCCTTTTCTAAAAATAAAGCTATGTAATACAGCGCATAAGCAATTGCACTGTACCTATCCTTATCGATTCTTTTTACAACTTGCTCAACAGTGAAAGAATTCTGTGTCTTTTTAATTCTGAGGTTTGCAACTTCGTCAATGAACAATTGAGTTTGAATACATGCTGCTTCAATCATTACATCATCAGATATGCTTTTTTGGTTCTTGATGTCATCATAGGACTTTAGTAACTTCAATTTTCCGGACTCAACATAATCCAGGAATTGAGTGATAATGTCTTGGTTAATGCCTTGGGATTTTAGGTTATAAACGATTTCCGGCGAATTTGGGACATCTGGCTTTTGATCAGTGTTTATTGTGGCCCAGCACCCAAGTTCTTCATTGGTCTCCGGATCCGTAACATCCTCTAATAACCGGTCGATTAAACCGCCACCGACTCCGTTTCCATCGACAATAACAGCTTTAACTCTTGAGAGGGAAGCATCTTGATTGCCACCATAGTTTTTGAAAACTCTTTTTACCATGATTGATTGTTCTTTAAAACTCAATCCGTTTGGTGGCTCTATAATATTAACCACTTGAACTTGCCTAATGAGGTTGTTGCTGTTTCTGATTATCTTCAAAACAACGATAGCTGTTTTATTGTTTGATTCAGCTGCTGAGCGGGCAACGTCTACCCCGATTACATATTCGTGCAACAAAAAGTTCTTATTTTTATCTCTTGGGCAAGAAAGTTCGGGATGGGTAATAGTCCGGGCTTTGATTAATTTACTGATATTAATTAATGCGCCGTCACTTGCACCAATCCAGTCACAAAGGTAATTCTGACGGAAGCGAGTTACATTTCCTTGTCGTGCTTTATTAATAACAGACATTTTTTGACGGCCAAAGTGAATAGGAATGCGCCAATCTGAACCGAATACAAAGGATCCTTTAAGATCACCGGTTTCCTTAACCATCGTAAGGATTTTTTCATATTCATCTGAGTTTTTATACCCTGATGTAGAGAATCGGTTAATCTGACCATTTAATTCAGCGGGATCAATTTCGCCAGTCATGGTTGTGCGAGGGATGTTAAAGATCGGCTCAATAGCGTCATCGTATAAATCTTTATCAATCAAGGCCGATTCTTCTAAGGAGCCACGTCTTCTACGTAAACCCTTAGAGGATTGGGCGTTTGCCAGGTTATCGATGATCGCCCCGTTTTGAAATTCAACTCGACCACTGTCTTTTGAAAAGTTTTCACTCTTGATTTCATCTTTAATGGAAGGGTAAAACCTTAAAATTTCCTCGTGCTTTTCTTTCCAAATTTTCACCGCTGATTCCTTTGTAGAAGCGGTAATGGCTAACGTTACATTAGGAAAGCATATAGCTGTATGGTATGCAACCATAATCTGGGTCAATGTATTATGACTAACTAATCCATTACTTACAAATGAGTTGGTTAAAGGCATATATAGATCATAAACGTAGTTCTCAGAGTCTTCTGTTTCAATTACTTTAGTGTAATAGTAATTAGAATCATAAAGCTCTACTAAATGGTTGAATTCATCGCTATCTTTATTATCAAAACGCTCATTTTCACTTAATAATAGTGATAATTTTTCGTAAGTAAGATCATTAGATCCTTTAAGAACATGATAAAATTTATCTCTTGTTTTACCTTTAGGATAAATTGCTATAATGTTATCTTGCTGATAAGGGATGACATCTTTATTTGGATTGCGATTTTTGTTACATATTGATATAAGTTTTTCTTGCTTTCTTGAACAACTAAATCCAATTTCCCGTAAAAAAAGATCAATATTCTTTGTAGAAATATTGATCTTATAATGATAAGTATTAAATTTTTTATTTAGATATTTTTTTCTGAAAGAAATAATACCAAAGTTTAAAAGTAACATTTGAACTTGTTTACTCATTTTTTCTGATGCAGTGCAAAATTGTACGCTTTTATTTGTCACACATCCATCGGTATCAAATAGACCTTGTATTGTTTTTGCAACAATATTTTTAGGTGCTTTAAGTATAATTTTAGGTATTTCCTTACCAAAAGCATCTTTTTCTTCCAGTCCTAACTGTCTGAAGAATTCTCGAATGAGCTTACTGATGCTAGTATAGTTCCATGGACACAA